AGCTGCAACTGATGCAGAGTTGTTTACTGAGTATCCGAAACGACCTGCTCCGTAAAGACCGTCAGTTGGTGCTCCAGCTTGGTTTGTGATACCTTGTAAAGTACCAGTTTGGTCTTGAGAAGTTGGTCCGAATCCGAATGGCTTCTTGTTGTTACCATACTTAAAGTCTAAGTAGAATACTAGACCAGAAGGCAAGTTCATTGGTTGTACTGAGACAAACTCTTTAGCAGCAATCTCAGCGAATACTCTTCGTACTAACGGTAAAGCTACACCAGTCCATTGCTCAAATCCTGAACCACCTACACCTGCAGTTGTTCCAGAACCTTCTTTTACTAATTGTTTTGCTTGGTTTTCCAAAAGGACAGCCACAGTCGACTTCTCATTTTTAGAACCCAAACCTTCAAGCAATCCCGTACGAGACCACTTAGAAATCAAAGGCTTTGTTGCTTCGCCTCTGTTTTCACTATGCATGTTTTCAAATAAATTCATTTGATTTTGTTTTTAAATTTTTGATTAACGATTAAATTTTACTAATTCTGTAAAACGATTGTAAATTTTGTTCTCACTTAAAATCTTAGTAGTTGGTTTTTGACCTTTAGAAGCAAATCCTTCTACCATTTTAGTTTTAGTTGCTGTAGGTTTTACTGCAGATTTCTTAGCTACTGATTCAGCAAGAGTTGTGTAGATTAATTTAGCTTCACGAACGTTTTTAGCACGATCAAAAGTTTCAATAATTTTCACTTTTTGAGATTCTGTAAGACCTTCCTTCTTAATTAACTTATTTACATAAAGTAATTTAGCATTTAAAAGGTTGATCTCATTCAATTTACCACGTAAGAATCTAATTACTTTGTAAGCTTCTTCTAATTCTTCTTCAGCTTTTTCAGCTCTTTCAGTTTCTTCACCTTCACCTTCTTCATCTTCTTCACGCAATGCACGAATGATTTCTTCTAAGTCAACTTCTTCGTCATCTTCGTTAGATGCTTCTTCGTCTCCTTCTTCTTCCATCATCTTCATTTTGTTCTTTTTGCGACGAGCTTCAGTAGTTGGAGTTTCTTCATACTCTTCATCTTCACCTTCCATCATCTCTTCTTCGTCTTCAGCAGGCATTTCTTCATCCTCACCTTCTAACTCACGAATTAACTCTTCTAGATCTTCGTCAGAGATATCACCTTCTTCTTCAGCAGGCTCTTCCATAGGCATTTCTTCTTCGTCTCCTTCTTCTGCTAAAGCTTCTGGATCCTCTCCAGTAACATCGCTAGAACCTTCACCGTCTTCATCTCCAAAGATATCATCTTCTTCATAAATTCCAGCGTTACCTCTCATTCTTTGTTCCATTTTTTCTTCAGCACTGTCTTCTGCAGGTACTTCCTCTACTTCGTCCTCTTCCATCTCTTCTTTAATTTTGTGAGATAGCATAGACTGAAACTTTGGAGCAAATGCTTCTTCAAGTGCAAACTTAGCGTTAGCTAATGCTGTTTCTCTAACGGCTTTAGCGTCTGCGATTGCATCTTTTAATAATTTGTTCATTTTTGGATTTCTTTGTCCTGAGGCTATTGGAGCCTGCAATTTAATATCAAATATAGGACACTATAATAAGGATAGCGTATTTAACAATAAGTAGTAGGCTAAAACATAAAACCCACTTTTTAGGGTGGGTTTATCAAAAATATTTTGTATATTTATAGATTATGCTGTCTTCAATCCTAACTTTCCAATAAAACTAGCAACCTCCGATGTCTTAATACTAGCCATTGCTGCTTCAATTGCTGCTAACGAGAATCCACCTCCATGAGCTGCTCCAGTAGCTGCTCCTTTAAATGCACTAACCGCTCCAATTCCACTATACACAGCTAATGCTGCAATAATGACATAGTAAACAGCTTCTGCTGCTTTGTCTTGAGATGCATCTCCTTCGATGCCTGCTTTCTTAAATATCCCTGAAAGCTTGAGTATCCACTTCACACCCTTGATATACATCTTATGCCACTTGTGTGTGAACTCAATTATATTGTGAGCAAACTCCTCCTCTTGACCTTTTGCTTGGCCAGGCTTCACAAGCTTCTTCCAAATACCTACGAGCTTACCTATAGCCTTTACAAACAGCTCAACCACTTTAGGAGCTGCAAGAATCATTCCAACAATTGCGATTGCTCCTAGCGATTCGTTAAGCTCCGCTTCAGAGTTTGCTACGTCTTGTTGTATCTCCTCTTTATTTGCTTCAAACTCTGCTCCCAACGTCTTAAAAGAATCAGCCATTGCTGCATCCATTGCTGCTATTTGCTTTTTATCCTCCTCTTCTCGCAGAATAACCTCTACGATATGTTTTAACTGTATTGCGTTGCTCATTTTTTACTTTTAAAGAATTTTTTAGCACTTTCTGTAATATCGTCAAATCCTACTAGAATATCAACTCCGTCAGGTTGCACTGTTGCTAGTATTCCGTCTTTTGTTATTTTCTTAGCCACTGCTCTACCGTTCAAAAATTGAGCTGTGTTGTACTTTTTTACTCCGGTGATGTCGAAGTTAAAAGCTAAAGCATCTTCATCTCCTCCTTCTTTCTTTTTTGGTGCTTCCTCTTTTTCTGCATCTGCGTCAGCATCGGCAGGTGCTTCCTCTGCAGAAGCTTTATCTCCTGCTGCTTCTTTATCGGCAGCTGCTGCAAATGGATTTTCTTCCTCAAAGATGTACTCACTGAGCACACTCGATATTAATTCCGAAACGAGTTTACTGTGCTTAGTCATATTTAGTGTATTTCGTAGTATCTTCCTAATGTGCTACCCATTTCTTCGTAAAGAGCTTCTAGGCGTTGTTGTAGTTTAGCTACCTCACCTACTGTCTTTTTAAAAGATTCATTATTAGAACGAAGAGATTTCATATTACGCTTTACAGTAACATCATCAAACCACTCATCGGTTTCTTGTAGAGCAATACGCTCAGCGTTCTCTACAATTTTACTAATCTTTTCCGCTGCTTCACGCATACCTTCAGTACGGTAAATAATCTTTCCATACTCATTGAACAAAGCTACCTCTTGTAGGAATGCAGCCTTTTCATTACGCTCTACTTTTTGATCAAGATTCTCTATAATTTTCTTTAGTTTCATATTACATTACTGAAATGATATCACCAATAAGTGAATTGATTTTTGAATACTTATTTGTTGTTCCTCCATTCACACCCTCGTTAAGAGATGGTGACATAAAAGCTCCTTGAGTTGATGGATTAGATACTAAGTCCCAACAAACGATTTCAAAATCATCTTGAACTTCTACTTTTCCTTCTCCTAAATTTGTTACTGAACCCATACCACGAGATGAAATACCTAAACGGATTCCAGCCTTCAAAAGCTCTTTTGCAATGTTTCCTGATGGTGTTCCTAATATTTCAATCTTACCCATTAAGTCTGAACCATTCCACCATAAGTCTACCACATTGTGAGATACGTTAGATAGGTTTACTACTGAGGACTCTGGGTGATCTAATTCTCCTAAAGCTCTACGCTCAGCTATAAATACTTTTTTGTACTTATCACTTTCACGCTTCAGTATTGGAAGTGGATAGCTTCTACCATTTTGGTTGAAGTTTTCATCTCTACCAGTACTACCTCTTTGCATGATACCACTAACAATAACTTTTCCATTATTATTCGCTATCGACTCTTGAATTTGTTCTGGCGAGACATTAATAGAACCTATATAATCAACTAGTACTTGTTTCATGGTTTTAGTGTTTGTGTTAATTTGGCAACAACCTCTTGCTCTTGGCTTATGTTGCCTAGGCTTATCTCTTCGTCATAGTCCTGGTAAATTAGCTCTCCCTTTCTGTAATCGATTGCTGTTGGTTCACCGTTTATCATAACATCAAATTCATATTGATCAGCTGCTGTTTGATTATAGTCAACATCTTGAGCTGTCATATTAAACCCAGCTCTATTTAGAAGCTGTACTAATTTATCCTTTACAGAGTTTGCAGCTAGTTCTTTAAGGTTAGCCAATTGACTAACTTTTTTATTAACTTCTCCAATCCTAACTTTCATTTTTAAGATAGCTTCGTTTGTCTTTTTCCAGTAACGAGAGTTGTCTAGTGATGATTCTGTTTTTAATCTCATACTATGATCTAATGCTTGTGAGATTTCTCTCAACATACGATTAACTTCTAGTACCTTTCTATTTACTTTTTGCACCTCATTCAACGAACTATCTTCCTTAAAATTCTTATAGTTAGCTTCATGAAGTTTTACAAAATGTGGTTTTTTCTCACTAGCTTTGATTGAGTATGAATATTGTTCATCTTCAACGTCAATAGCCGTAGTACCGTCACCACCCTCTTCACCAGACCAAGCAGCTGCTGTAAGAAATCCAGGAACACCTGCTGTAGTACTTCCCTCTTTTCGTAGCTTCTTAATATAAGAACGAACTTCGTTTTTTTCCTCTTCGGTCAGTTTTGTTTTAGTTGACATTCTTTAGCTCTTTTATTAATTCATAATAAAGTAATAGGGACAAGATATGCTCTTCCTTAATGGTTCGCATTTTAGGAAAAGAATCAAGCATATTAACTACTTCATTTAACTTAATCTTTGTAACTTTATCTAATACTTTTGGTAGTTGTTTCTTTAGCTGAGCTTGAAGCATTCTTGCTTCGTTTGTTGCAAACTCCTTTAAAGAAACTGTATTTGAGATATTATTAATATACTCCTTAAGTATGCTTCTCTGTTTTGCGGATAGGTTCGCATACTTTTCATTGAACTTATCAATCATCAACTTATACGCTAATAAGCGAATCTCTTCGTCTTGTTTAAGATAATCTCCAACTGGATTATTGGATTCCTGTAATTGTGTTGATTTTTTCTTAGTCAGATGTTCTATTATAGTAAATCGGCTATTAACAACTTCCGATGCTCTTGATACCGTGACTCCCTCAAACACTCTATAAATAGATGCGTATAGTTTGTAGTCAGTTAAGTTTGTTTTAAAAAAATCTCCTAAATCGTAGTGATTCTTAATTTCACGGATTAGCGAATATTTCATATCCCTTAGCACTCTTGTATCCAACTTGTTGCGGAGCTTTACTACGGTATTCACCAAGTAAGCTGCTTTGTCGTTGTTAGAGAATTTCTCGTTTACAAGTGTTTGGTAAAGCACCAACTCTTTAGCAACTACGGAGTTTGACTTGAAATACTCCTTTATAATTGTTAATGCTGGTGACTTGTCGATACCCTTAATCGTGTCAGCTGCAACTTGCCTAGTTAGCAACTCGAATAGAATTGCAGTGTTCTTGATCTTGGAATGTGTTGACTTCTTCATCTAAATATAAATATGCACTTATGTTTTATTCCTCCGCTAAGATGTTATCTTCATTTAATAAATTCGAGTTATCTTGCTCAATTTTATCATCAAATGTCTCACTCAATGCCTGTCTCTTGGTTGGCATAGACTTTAATAGAGTTCTATACGCTTCAATTGACTGTCTTTTGATTGATTTGGTTTCCGATACATTCATTATTGTCTTATTGCCTAATGGATCCCAACCTAGTGGATGCTCGTGGGTTCTATAAGAACCTGGTTCCTCCGGACGTCCAGCACCTGGCCAACCACCTGGAGGCATCTTTTTATCAGATCCGTATCCCTTTGGAACTCCACCATCACCTTTGTATAGAGTTGCTAAATCATGAGGAGTTCCGAATGATTGTTTAGTTTTCACTGGATCGTTCCCTTCTGTTTTAATCTGCTCAATTCTAAACTGTGCTTTTGTATCTTCAATAATTCTATCTTGCTCATGTAGGAACTGAGCCTCGCTTAAATTAAATAAGTTTTCATATACCCAATAGCGACTGAATAGTTTCTTCTCTATCATATCACCAGCAAGTGTTACTTTGGATGTCCACAATTCCACTTTCTCTTTCTCGTATACAGAAGATGGTGCTGTTAGTTCTAAAGAAAAATCAACTAACTCTTCATCTGTAAATCCTTGAGCATACAAATGTACTATTGCAATTTTATTAAGCTCAGATGCTACTATCTTTTGAATTCGTTCAATTGTTCTAGCAAATCTAAAATCCTGAGAAGCTAGAGTTGCCTTTCCAGAAGTATCCTCTTCATATCCTAAATAAGCTTTAGGTATTTTTAAAGATCCCAACATTCTATTTTTTAGGTAGTCAATATCTTGAATAGAGTCATATTGAACTCCTGGTAGAGATTCAATTGAAGTTCCACTTTCTGCACCACGTACTGGAAGATAGAAATCCTCTAGTAAGTTTTGCATATTATACTTAAGGTTGTATTCTCCAGTATCTTGATCGATGTACGGTACTTTCTTCATCTTGTTAACCATTCCTTCCATAAAAGCTTCTACTTCGTTTGGTGGGATGTTACCAATATCAATTTTAAATACACGCTTGTCTGGAGCTCTCATTATACGATGGATTAACATCGCATCTTCCATAAGAGTAATCTGTTTCCATACCTTTCTTGTTGGCTCTATAATAGAACGTCCGTATGGTAAGAAGTTGGTGTCCGTAAGTAATCTGAAGTGAGCTATCTCATAGTTGTCAAACTCTTCTGCATCTTTATTAGATGAAACAGAATAAGCTGATGAAAGAGCTGTGAAATCTCTCTTGAATTTTATCTCGTTTGGTTTGTTTGGATCCATTCCCTCTTCTCGAATCATCTCGTAAGCTGAAATAGGTTCTACATTAATTACTCCATAGTTCTCTGCTATATCTAGTTTCAAGAAAAAGTCACCATACTTGACTGTGTTTCTAATCCATGGCCATAGATTGAACTCTATGTTTAAAACATCATAAAACAGATTGTGAAGTACTTTTTGTACTTTCTCGTTAGGAGACTTTATGGTTAGTACATCTCCAAATTCATTTTTAGCAGTACATTCATCTGCATATATGTCCAATGCAGAACATATGATACTATCTGTATCCATTGCTTCGTAATCACGGAACAACTCTAGTCGAGTGTATAGTTGCAATTGACCAGCATGCATTGACATTCCACCTGGCATTACTGAGAATAACCTTGAATATCTGTCGACTCTTCTGTTGGTTTTAATATTACCGTCAGATTGAATCATATTGGTATCAATCACTTTTAATTGATCCCCTCCTACATTACGTATAATTACGTCTGTACTAAATAGTCTCCTAAGGGATGCAAAGATTGATCTTGATTGTTGGTTTTCAGCCATTAATTAAAGTTTTATATAAATAGTCACAATAACCAGTTAAGGCCTTCATCACTACCATTAGGTGTTTTCATGTTCCAACCCGTTTTGGTATTTGATGGTTTGTAGATTGATACTGTTGATTTGATATGACTAACGGCTGTTCTACTTAAATCTATGCCCGCTTGTCTTAATCTTAATGCAGTGTCTCTTACCCACAATCCTTGACAAAAACTCATTACTAAATCATCGTGGTAACCTGACGCTGCTTCTGGTCTTCCGTTTCTATATATAAAAACAAATAGCTCATCTAGCAATCGCTTACTCCTTATTATACAGCTTTTTTCTCGTATATACAACTCCATCTTACTAATTGTAAGAGGTCTTACTTTGTGTGAGTTTGTAAACCCAGCAACCATGTCAGACTTGTCAGTTAGGTCATATCCTCTTGATAAGAACTTATCTGAGTCTAATCCACTATCTTTTGGAGTGTAATATAGGTTTTTATAGCCACGTTCAATAATTTGTTGAAGAGTTGCCCATCCTACGTTAGCGTTTTCTACCACTAGTAGTGCGTCATTGTATTCAGTACCAACTGCTACCAAGAGGTTTCCAAAATCTTTTGTTGATAGCTGACCTTTGTATTCTGCTACCTGAGTTGCACTTTCAACATCTATTACATGGAATGCTGAAAAGTCACTTGCATCACCACGGGCGACATCGGCTGCTATTAAGTAGCTGCGACTATAATCTGGTTGTTCCCAAATCCATAAGTTTCCATCAAAACCTCTTTTTTCTATTGGATCTTGAATAAACGTTTCTGAGTAATATGCTATTAACTCTGGAGCAACAACCGTATTACCTGAAGTAGAGAAATCACAGTCACACTCTTGTGCTGCGAGTCTAAGTCCTAACTCATCATCTTGCCTACTTCTCCATGCTTGATCTCTGTCAGGATGGACACTCCATGGTAATCTTAATGTCTTAAATTTGTTATCTCCAGCTTCGGCCTTTGTCCACATCCTATGGAAAAAGTTACCCGTACCGTTAGGAGTCGATAGTAATATACCTTCCCCACCCGTTGATAGGGTTTGTTGTAGTGATGCCCATAATTCTTCTGCTCCATCAACGAAAGCTGCCTCATCTATAATTACCAAGGATAATGCTTCTGAACGACCAGACGTACCAGTGCTAGAGACAGCTTTGATTTGAGACCCGTTTGAGAGTCTCATCGATAGCTTGTTACTTTCCACTGCTTTTAGCTTCATCCAACTTGGTAGGTTATCAAACATCACTCGCACCTTTGTTACAAGGTTTTTGGATGTGTTTTGATCAATCGCTACAACAAGTACGTTTTTGTCATTTTGGAATAAAATCATCCAAAGTGCATAACCTGCAATAAGAGTTGATATACCTAGTTGTCTTGATTTTAGTATGATTGTTCTATCGTAGTCTTGAAAGTCTTGAAGTGCGTCCTCTTGGTATGGATATAGATGGAAAGGAATCTTACCTCTAGTTGGATGTTGAATCACACAATACTTTTTCATAAAGTATGGTGCTGATTTAGCACACTTGACGTACTCGTCTTTTATAATATCTTTTAGAGATTTTTGCTGTTCTGACATATTACTTTATCGTGAACATGGTTACTAATATACCCACACTAGCGACAAAGCCTCCACCGATTCCAGTTAACCACTTTTTGAGGTTTCTGTTCTTTTTAGCTAAGTCGGCTACGTCACCCTCTAGCTTAGTCACTCTACTAGAGCAGGTATTAAATCTTTTGTTTTGTGTTGCGATTTCTTGCTCGTAAGTTAGAACCTTCTCTTCGTAGAAGCGTATTAAGCTATCCTGCTCTAACACTTTTTGTTCTGTTTTTTGAAGTAAAGTTTGTGTACTTTTAAGTTCAACGGTTGTAGAGTCTAATCTTATTAGATCAACTGCTATTTTTTGTGCAGTTGATTGTGGTATGCAGACTAACGGCTCTTTAGTTGTAGCGTTCTGAGAAAAAGCTGTTAAGCTCAGTAGGAGTGTAACGGCCAGCATTCTTAATTTTTTCACCATAGTATTTTCTTTCTTGAATAATTGCTTGCTTTGTTGAATCAATCTCATGATCTAGTTTTTTAATAACTAGCTCTTTGTTGGAGATTTTTTGATCTAAAACAAGTTGGTGCTGCTGGTGCTTGGATATTGCTCGGTTTAAGCTGTCAATTTCAGTTTTGTATTTTAGATCACTTACTGCGCCATTTGGCTTTCTAGTGATAGCTATGTAACCAAGCAGTAACAAAATTACTGCAGCTAGTATTAGGTTTGTCTTTGTAACTGTTATTTTCATCTTATAATCCTACCTCTTTGGACCATTCCTCTTTATAATCTTCTGCATACGCTGCTGCATACTCATCAATAAGGTCGTGCAATTCATCAAACACTTGTGGAAACATACCAGGTACATTTTTTCTTATGTTTTTAAACCAATTAGCTAATGCAGCCTTTGCTGTCTTCACATCCTGACTATCGGTGCTATGAGCTGGGAAGTAATCTTCTCTCAATCTGCCTTCCTTCTTTGCTGAGTAATTTTTGTCAACATAGTCAAAGAAGTTCTTTTTCTTCTCCGAATCTTTAAGATCTGTTGGAGATGAAATGTCAAATTTCTTCATAGCTTTTTGAAAGAACTCCTGGTAGGCAGTGTCTTCTTTTAATCTCTTTATGATGTGTGCAGTTTTCATTAGTGTACTGTATTATTTCTAATTCCTTTTAATAAGTTTAATCTTTCCTCACTTGTAGTAGTAAACTTTTCAACAACTTGAGATAGCATATCTACTAAATCGTCAGATGATGGTGTTTCTTGTGATAAACCAATCTTGCGAGTAAACATATCGACAGCGGTTTGAAAGTCTCCACCTAATCCTTGCTCTTCCTCAGCAGGAGCTTCTTGTGAAGCTGGTTGTTCTGGAGCTGGTTGTTCTGGAGCTGGTTCTTCTTCCGGAGCTTCTTCTGCTTTCTTTTCTGCTTCCTCCTCTTCACGAAGAACCTTAAAAGCTAATCGACGAATTGCTTCACGCAATGCTCTTTCTTTAGTTAGTTTTATTGGTTTTTTTGCCATTATTTCAAAAATCTAAGTTTGTAAATTGTTGAGTATATTAATTCAGTTACAC